GCACCGCCCAATCAAATCCAGGTATACTCAGCATCATATATTACAACCTTGCCAAAAATTGAAAAATCAGCACTATACACTTACCTACCTCTGAATAAATTTATCAAAATCACGTTTCAGATAGAGATAATTTGCTTTCTGAGATGGGCTAAAATTACTTATCTTATAATTTTTAATCCAACTTTCAAAGTCTTGATCCTGCTCTTTCTGACAAGCGTATGCCATAAGAGCAATTAATGCCATTTTACAAGACTTGTATACAGGTGCGTCAATCTTCACACAATCCTCAACCATATCTGTATAAAAATCAACATCATCATTCGTAGCATTAGAATTTGCATTTTCCCGTACAAAGGAAAGAATACTTTCTTCCGTATTTTCTTCCACATTTTCTGTTGTATTTATATGTAAGTAATCCATCATTAAAGCTGTATATGTGTCAATTTTTGCTTGTACAATCTTTTTATCAGATGTACCAGCTTCTTTATCAAGTGTGTCATAACTCCACTCACCAATTACTTTACTATGTAAATCCTTTACAAGTGCATTTACAAATCCTGCAAACTTATTATCTTCGAGTCCTAACTTTGTGAAATTATGGAATGTAGCCATCCAGCAAAGAATATCTTTGAATACAAATATATTCTGAAATTTATTGCCACAAACTTTTGCGATTCGATTTCCATATTCATTTATCTTTTCGAATTCATCGAACGAAGAATTTTCCTCAAGATATTCATTTCTGTCTTTTGGTGCTTTTTTCCAATCATTTATATGAAATACAGTCATTACAGAATTTGCAACTGTCTGCTCATATGTTCCGTTCTTACGCATTGGTTCTGAAGGTGCAACACAATTTTTATAAAACTCATTGTTTGCAATATTTTTGATTTTTCTTGCATATGTAGGAATCCATGTAAGAGCCTTCTGGTTAGAACCCATAGACTTGTTACGATTATATCTTCGCACAAGCTTACTAATCTCTTGCATGGTGCAATTCTGATGAACGACAATACGGATCTGATAATCGTCAAATTTCTTTTTCAATTCATCTGGCAACTGTTCAAAAGTTTTGTTCTTAATGTCAAATTCGCAATTATCCCAAAGAATACTTCCGTTTTCATCTTTTACAAGATGCCCTTCTTCATCTCTTCTCTTTGCTTGATACTGAATAATGCTATTTTCAAATGATTTAGTTGTTTTCCAATTCATATTGCGAAACTTATTTAATGCTGTGGTTCTCTGTATACCATCAACAATATATTCCTGTGTTAATCCACCGCCTAATTCTTCTTCACCGAGAATAATAGGAGGAATGTAATCTTCCGTAAGAACTGTTAAAATCAATTCATTCATTGCCGGGTTGTCCCAACAAAACATTCTCTGTACATCCTGATTTTCTGAAATATCCTCACTATTTACACTTGCTAAATATGAAGATAATGATACTGTTTGTTCTCTTACTTTCTTTGCCATAATTAATTCCTCCTACATTTTCCTTACATTAATTCTCTTATATTTTCATATGCTTGAATAGCTGCAAGATTATTAGAATATTGCTTACTATTCATATGTAATAATTCTCTGATTTCTTTTGCCTTATATCCATCAGATAATAACGATACAATTTTACGTTGTGTATATGATAACTTATCCAAATATCTTTCAATCTTAGTACCTTCAAACAAGTATTCACAAGCAGTTTCATATGTATCAAACTTTGATGGAATAGTTTCTCCAAGCTCCACCCCGTCTTCTGTAACAAGATTGCTTGTACTTTCAAGTTTCTTAGCAGGAATACGTTTTGCACGATTACGATCACGAATCTCGGTTTTAAACTTTCGCTTAATGTTGCTGGCTAAGAATGAATCAAAATCTATTTCTTTTTCTGGATCAAATCTTAATGCGGTGTCTGATAATACACTTAAAGCGATGCTGTAAAAATCGTCATAATCTTTGTCCGATATACCCCCAATTTTTATCAACATTGGGTAGCATATCTTTTTGAGCCGATACATTTCATTATCACAGTACCATTCCAATATTTGTTGTATTTCCATTATGTAATTACTTTCCCTTCTTAATTTCTCTATGTAACACTTCTCTAAAACTCAACTCGTTATCATTGATTTTTGTATGTCGTGTTTCTGAACAACACTTCGGACAACGACTGAATTTTTCATGCTTGTCCTTTGAGAACGACATAACTCCCACCATTTGAGTCCAACAATTTTTACATAATAACATTCTCCTTATCTACCTCCCTAATAGTCAAATAATTCAGTCATTACTCTTGGTTCATATTTACGCTTATCCATTCCTGAGATAGCTTTCTCAATCTCATCAGTAGCTGTTTCAGAAATTTTCTTTCCCAAAATAATGTCTACCACCTGCAATTCGTTCTTAATGCTTCTGCGTTTTATTCTCCGTTCCTTGAGCATTTTATAGGCTTTATATCCTTGTGCAGCATTAAGGTTACAAAATTCTATGTAATGTAATATGTCACATATTTCTTTATCTACTGTGCTAAGTTTGTCTGTTAACTCATTCTTTCTATGTACTGCTTCTGAGGCTAATCCATTAAGTCCCTTTACCTTCTCAATCCAATATTGAATATTTTCAGCTATTGCCACCCTTTCAGTCTTCTCTTGTGTTTCTTCATGTGTCATTTGTTTTATTAGCTCTGGTGGCTGGTCATATTTTTGCACACGAAAGCACGATTTGAAAGCCTTAGAAAGATTATTGTTATAGACAGAATTGGCTTCTTTATTTCCATAAATATCTGCCAAAGCCTCACATGACGTTGGAACGTAGCACCCCTTTCTATCTCGCATAATCCAACGATTACCATCTGTAATTACATATTGTGCCAATTAAAATCATCTCCTTCTTTTTAATTTTTAATGCACCATGAAGGATTCGAACCTACGACCGACCGGTTATGAGCCGGTTGCTCTAACCAACTGAGCTAATGGTGCTTGTTGTTACTCAAAGCGAAATTATGTACGGTTATAGCAGGGCATACCAGATTCGAACTGGTGAATACAGCAGTCAAAGTGCTGCGCCTTACCGCTTGGCGAATGCCCTATATTAATATTCTCTATTTAATTGTAAAAATGGATTTAAAATGCAGAAACGCTATAGATTTACCAGTCTTGACAACAATTGGTAAAATATGTAAAATAAATTTGCGGTATTTTCTGCCGTATTGGGTAAAGCAGTCAAGTAGAAAGGTGCGCCAACACCGTTTGAATCGCTTGGCTGTTTTTTGTATTTCCATTTCTCTTACAAGAACAATGATATTCCAAACATACGTTCTTGTCAATACTTTTTCGAACATTTGTTTGTCATTTTATGTATGTTATAATTATATATCAAGCAGTGTCCCATAATTAGGACACTATTCTCGAAAAATAAGTGGAAAATTTATATTGTGTATAATTTCTGCCTGTACACCTTCTAAACACAAATGACCAAAAAAGTCATTATCAAGATAATCTACTGTACTTGCTTTATTAATTATTCTCTTTCCCTCATCTGCACTAATCTGTTTTGGTTTTGTATGAATAAATGTAATTCCATTAAAAGAATCAATCCAAATCTTTCCCTGAGCTGAATCAATCATCCGTTTCGCTTCTTCTTTGCTAACGTACATTACGCATTTACCTCCTCTAATCTATATTCTGTTCCATAAAATAATCCATTGAAACAAGCTTTATCTATAAGTTTCTTCTCTTCTTTGCTTGTTACTGTACCAAGTTTTTCTTTTACTTCTTCTTTAGATATGGTAAATAACTGTTCTCCTAAAGCCATGGAATACTCCGTTAATCCATTATCATTATCGGCATGAATACAACTATGAACTGGCATATTAAGCTTTTTTATTTTACTCGTTAAAGCCATAACTGTAATAATGGTTGCGTGCTTAGTTCCGATTGGATTTGATATTATCACATATGGACGCTCATTTGTCTGGACAGAACCCATTCCTTTATATTTTATTTCTGCCTTTATAATGTCATATCTTTGCAATTGTAAATCCATATGTACCCTCCTCTCTTCTTTTGTATGTAATGGATTATCTTTTGATATTTTGTATTATATACTTGTCTATATATATTGTCAAGTATTATTATAAATATTTTTTATATTTATTTTTTTCTTTGTATATGATACTCTATGTATATAGGAGGATTATACTTATGAAACTATCTATTCAGGATAAATTAAAAGAAAAAAATATGACACGTTACGAACTGGCTAAAAAAATAGGGGTAACATATCCAACAATCGACAAAATCTATAAAGGTGAATCAACTTCAATCAAATTTGACATCTTAGAATCAATTTGTAAAGAACTTGATTGTTCTCCCATTGAGATTCTTGATTCAGATGATAGCCAAATGAAACGACTTTTAAATTATACGACAGCAATAAATAAAATGACACATAGTAAGGACGATGAACAATAATCATCGTTCTTATATATTTACATAACCCTCAGTTCATTTGCCATATTAATTGCAGCCTGATACTTGTCTACATCATCCGTAAGCATACGAATAATCTTTCCAAAATCATCAGATTTTAATGAGATAACTGGCATATTCTTAACTATCTCATCTCCCTTACCAGCTAATACATTATGAATAAACTCTCCATGATCATTGATTAACTGTCTGTTTTTCTCTTCTGTCAATCCAATATAATTCATCGTAGTCTGAAGGTCTGTATGATTGAACAGTTTCTGTAATGACAACAAACAATCAGGATCGAACGGATGCGTTTTGTGTATCCAGTAACCGAAGCTTTTACGGAGGCTGTGGCTCGACACGGGGGAAGTTATTCCAACATCTTCAACTGCCTTTTTTAATTTCTTCCTATAATCATCTGTTTGCCACTTTACAATATCATTGTATTCAACGACAAAATAAATGTATTCACCAATAGTCTCATATTTCTTCTGTTTTTTATAATCATCAACAATCTTATTCTGTCTTTTATCGGATAAATCCTTTCCCAAAAGTTGACACCATGAATACACATTTAATTCATCATAATTCCATGTCTTACAACGATTAATCCATTCTGTCTTAGGCTGATATTGAAAGATATATTCATTATAATGCTCCATTGGTTCAATTTTGACATGTAATAAATAATTATCAACCGCTTCCCAAACCATATTACTTACAGGAAGATTAGTAATCTTACCTGTTTTCTGTTCCTCGATGGTATCAATCTCATTTTTACGATTTCCGTTCTCATAATACAGATCCGACCATTTCATCATCACTGTGTCACCAATTCGTCTACCAAGCAATAATTCAAGTAGTGTAATTAAATATCCATCCCATTCATTATTCTTTTCAAACCACTCTACAACATTCTTGATATCTGACATATTCCAGAATGGCTGTACCTCTGTTTTACCTTTTTTCTTAGTTGCATAATCTCTTGTCTGTGCCATATTAACCAACCACCTTTCTATATGTATTATTCTCTATTTATATATAATTCTTTATGTATTTCTCTTGCCTTTTCATATATATCTAAATAATCATCACACCATCTGACTTCAATATTTTTCGTTATTGACTGACATTGAATACAAAAAATATCTTTCAAATGATATTTAGGTCTTTGTTTTCCTTTTCTCTGAATACCTTGCCCTATAAAATTTTCTCCTAAATGCTTACAGCATAAAAATCTTGATGCTCTTTTGGGATTTCCCATATTCATTTTTATTACCTCTCTTTCTGCAATAAAAAAGAAGCAGGTGTTCTCTGCTTCTAATACTTATTTTTATATTTGGTTCGCCTTCAATAAGAAAGCAATTTTTCTTTGGGTTATTCTTCTAACATTTTCTCAACTTTATCAAGCTGCGACTGATCCATTGACTTTCCAGTTCTATTAAGCATTAAGAAATATTTTAATACTGCCTTTCTATCTGCTTCTCTTACTTCTCCTTGCACAATATTATGGTTTAAGAAAACATTCTTATCTTTAGCCGATAAGTCATTGTAATAAACTCCGTTATATGGAAATCTATTTTCATAAAAATCAATAATTGTGCTTAATCTCTGTTTACCATCAAGTATTTCATATCCATTACCTGTCTCAGCCCATTTCTTATCATCCAAATGAATAAAAGCAAATTTACCTATATCAATATTATTAAAAATACTATCTATAAGTAACTGTTTGTCTTCTAATTCCCAAACATACCCTCTCTGATATTCAGGATTCATATCTACTCCAAAAGCATAATACTTGTGGATAAGAGATTCAACCATTGAATTGTTAAAATTAATTTTTACATTCTGATTTTTACTAAACTTTGAATTTCCATTAGTAAGTGGTCTAACGCTAGTCCATCCAGCAACTCTATATACTTCTCTATCATAAGGATTTCCATAATTTTCTTCAGTAGAAATACAATGTAATCCGTATACCTTTCCATCATATAACACTTCTTTTACTGTACAGTCTTTTAATGCACCATATTTTACCTTATCTCCTACTTCAAATCTATAAGTTGGTTCATTCAGATGTAACACTTCATCTTTAATAAAACTTAATCCATTTTCTCTTTCTTTCTGTAACTGTTCTTCTATGGTTAATTCTTTATTTACTTTCTTTCTCGCCATTTAATCATCTCCTTCTATTTACCAAGAAATCGTCATTTCTTAACAATAATTATCCAATGTTGATATGTATTCACTTGCAACAATATGCTCGTCTTTTATTTGTGGAGCTGAATCAATAGACTCGCCATTAAAATTAACTAGGGCTATTGTGTCACTTTCAATGCAAATAATTTTCGCCTCAGAATTATATACCTGAATTCTTTTTAAAATCGTTTCAATTTTGTCAAAACATTTTTGCATATCACGAATGTCTTTCTCTTTAATGCCATTAGTCATTTTATATCACCTCTTCCAATCTTCCAAGTAAATCATTCATTCTTAGTTGAAAATAAACTGAAAATCTCTATCATTTATTTCTACTGTAACAAGTTCTTTATTGTTGTCAAGAATATCTACAACCGCACTTTCATATTTTGCATATGCTGATGTGCATTTATATTCCTTACCCTCTGTAAAGTGATCGTCTGTTTTTCTACAAATAGCTTTATTATTTTCCATTTTTCTACCTCCAATCATCGAAAGAAAGTTAAATTTACTTGCCTCTATGTTCTATGAACCATCTATTTGCTATTGTATGAGTCAATTCAATTTGAAGCATTAATACAGTATTTGCTCCGAAATCTTTTTCATATTCTTTTTTAATTTTCCCCAATTCGTTATCATCTGGAAAACCAGATATTTTTTCTACTTCAAGAAATTGTCCGTATAATACAGATAATTCTTCATCCGATTTTGTTTCAAATATATTCACATGCATAATGATTATTCTCCCTTCTTAACTTGAAACTTAGATTTCCTTATATCCTAAAACTTTTAGACAATGTACGAATCCTTCAATCTCATTTTCTTGAACCATTTCTTTTTGCTCATATCCATTATCATTGATATGAACCGCATAATAATCGCAAATTTTCATTCCGACATAGAAAGTTTGTTCCATATCAACTACTCCTTCTGTAGTAAATTTAAAGTTCATTTGTCTTTTTCAACTGCATCACTAACTCTAACTCTGCAATTTCCGTTTTCAGTTTTTTCATATATAACAACGCATTGATAGCATTGTCTTCATAATTTGACTGTTCAATATTCTTTATATCAATTGTGAAATATTCCTGCTGATTTTCCAAATCTCGCTTCTTTGCAGCTAATCGCTGTTCCAAAATATCATTCATATTATTAGTTTCTTTCCTTCCACAAGAAAACTTGGATTCATTGGCTATTATTTGTCTTCTAAGTCCAAAACATTTTTTACAGCATCTTTTATATAATCCATTTCAAATTTGTAATTCACCATTTCTCTTAACGATTCTTCTAATTTATACGAAATGGATTCTTCAACTACATTTCTCACATAGTTTATCATAACCTGATCCCATTGATTGTTGCAACATTTAGACACATCTACATCGGCGGCTGCATCCATATTATAATCGCTCCAATCATATTGTGTATTCATAAATGTTGTAGATAAATCATTGTCTTCACACTTTCCATACAACCATTCTGCAACAGAAATCGAATGTAACTCTTTGCCAATTTTATTAAACACATTATCATCTGTAAATAACCAATATTCTTTATCACTTGACAAATAACAGGTTTCTTCATTATTTAATTGTTCCGTTATTTCGTCTGTTAGCCATTCAATACTCACAATTTTCATATATTTTCTCTCCAATCTTCAAATGAATCTATTCCAAACCAATCATTTTCTCAAAATACATTGCAGCTTTACCATTTGCGCCTTCGTATTTACGTCCAATACAACCAATTAATGCCGAGTCTAAAGACATATAAGAATTATTTGTATCAGCATAATTAATATATGTATGCCATAAATGCTTAGGTGTAGTTTTGCTTTCGTATTCTATAATCTGATATTCTCCAATACAATGTATATCAATCACTTTGCCCCATGTAAATTCTTCCCTTATTAATTCCAGTTTTTCATCAGGTGTCGCTTCTCTTACATCAGCATCTGTGATCGTATCTAACTCGCTAAAATAACAACTTCCATAATTACATGGATGGAACTTAAAATCATTTTCACTTTTTACTACTGTTCCAATCTGATTTTTATATACAACAATATCTCCGTATTTCATTATAATCACAACCTTTCCGAAATAAATTCGCAATTAGGGCTAACTCCTATTGCCCTCATCCACGTTTCTGCCGTTTCGCAGCATCCTTTATGAAAGTTGTAATCTGCGTTATCTTCCAGTTCTCTTTCGTCCGTCTCTGATTCATATTCATTAAGAATTTTCTTATGGTCGATGTATACTGTCATCATGTTTTCAATTACAGTTTTATTAATTTCCATATTATTCTCCTTTTAATCTATTTTTGTTATCTATTTCTAAATCTCTCTTTACCTTTTCTTCTCCATATTGTATAAACATATCATTAAGTATTTTAGAATAATCCGTTAATGACATATTCGATTCAGACATTGGCTTTTCCCCAATTTTCTTTAACCATTCGATTTTATTATTATATTCTATATCTTCCATTACATCACTCTCCAATCTTATTCCATTTATCCAATTCATGAATTTTCTCTTGTAAAGATTCAACTACTTCATTATTTTTTCTGATCATTGATGCTATTCTTAATGTTTCCTTTTTCTCTTCAATGTAACCACCAGACATATTATCTAATCGCTTCATAATTTGTTCAACTGTTGCAGGTTCATCTCCATCATCAAATAAATCTTCAAATACGTTTGAATAAAAGAAATCATCACCAACAATACCTGCATTGGCATATTTTATTCCAAGTCCAAATATCTTAATCATATTAATTCTCATATTTTTGTCATCCATATTAATATTCTCCTTTTATCTCACTTGAAACTATTATTTACTTTGTTCTCTTTGTTGACCATTAATCTCAAAATTAGATTGTTCTTTCATGATAATTCCAATACTTTTCATATAGTCCTCTTCTAACGTAAGCACTGTCTCAATTGTATCTTTGTCAATATTACATCTTTCTGCAATAAAATTTATTGCATCTTCCCATTCATATACTGGCGTATCATTCATAATACTATTCTCCTTTCTACATTCTACACAATATCATTTAACAACTCAATCACTTCATCAAGTTTGTCACTCGCTTCTTCCATACTATCAATTGCATCTTCAGAACACATTCCTCTATAACTGCTCTGTAATCCTTCTGGCATGTTATCAAATGCATTCTGTTCTTCGTTTAATATAGAAGATAACTCACTTGAAACTTTCTTAAAATCGGTTTTAATCAAATCAATTTGAGTTTTGAGTTGCCTTATTTTTTCTCTTCTCTGTTTATTCATTACCTATCACCCCATAATGCATGGACTACATCATAATCACTTGGCATACATGTACATGTCAAAGCTCCAAATTTCAACTTATTAAATTCTTCTTTTGTAATTTCAATTCCCATATCGCCATCAACAGTAGTATTGTAATCAAGCTTTCCTTGGCATTCTGGACGGAAATACCATACTCTATAGAATTCTTTACCAGTTTTACTATTTTTACCACTAAACAAGCAGGTAATTGTTCTGCCTGTGCTAATTTCAGTTGTAACAGTTTTTCCGAAATATGGATTGTATTGACTATATACATTTTTTCCGTATTTTAGATTTTCCTGTTTGTCATGTTCGCTCATAGCAAATAACTGTTGTGTACCTCTTCCATAAGAAGTATCATATACTCTACTACTGTTTACTCCAACTGTAGAATATAACTTAACTCCGTTTTTGTCTGTTGTCTCAACTCTCTTTACTCGTTCACCGTTGATGTATTCATTACATAATCTGTCTGCATAATGAACATTTCCTTTTTCATCAACTGTACGAGTAATTTTCTTCATATCATAGTTATCTTTAACTGCCTTTACAGCACTTCCTGCATAAATTCCTAAAAACGCTAATAGTCCTCCGAACATATTCATCAACCTCTTTCTCTTTTATATTATCTTCTCCATTTTTCCATTTCGTCAACTGACTTCTTATTTAAATTATTATACATATCTTGTCTTTTTCGAGATTCCTCCCTTTCGTTTGCTTTCCAAGGAAGATAAATACATAAATACATTGCTACTAAAAATCCGATTAACTGTGCCATAATAATTACCTCTTCTCTTTCTTTTTATTTTTTGCTATAATTTATATCATAGGAGGATACTCATATGATTGAAAATTATATAACAGATGTGTGTAAATTACTAAAAATCCAAATTCCGTTTATATCTTATGATACTTCTCATTTTACCACAAAAACTATGATGGCTCAATGTAGCTCTGACGGATCTACTATTTACCTTAATAAAATAGACAGACTAAATCCAGATTATATGTTTGCTATTGCGCATGAACTTCGTCATGTTTGGCAAATACAGACTAATCAAGTATTGTATTTTTCTGATTATAAACCTATTGAACTATGTTCTTCTATCGAAGAATATAATCTTCAATTAGCAGAAGTGGATGCAAATGCCTTCGCTGCCATCATAATGATTGACTTGGTTCATTTACAACCACAATGGAATGGTTTATCAAGTTCAGTAGTTACTGCTATAGAAAATAGAATCAATACAGTAATTCATTCACTAGAGTAGTAATTCTATTTTCCATTTTATCATATGTACAAGTTTCGTTATCTTTAAATGGAGGCATTAATGTGTAATCATCAAACTCTTTTGTTTCTGTATTCCATTCACCACCAGAACCGAAACATAAATCTCCGTTGTTTCTGATTAATAGATTATCTAACTTCATTTGAGACTCTACAAGTTCTCTAACATATGATGAAAGTTTTTCGCCATTAGGTAAAACATAATTTCCTTTTCGTTTGTCGATTTTCCATACGCTTCTTAACTTGATAATTTTTTTAAAATCTTCTCTCTTCATTTTTATCATTCCTTTCTTGAAATTTCCGTTTCATTGCCATTTATAATCATCTTCTTTTCCATATAAAGCACCGCCAGGAAGAAACATTCCTAATGCCTCTATTTCGTATCTTTCTAATAACTCTCCTTTTCTATTGCCTCTAAGCCATATAAATCTTCTTATAATAACTTCTTCAGGTAACAACATAAGTTTCTTAGTTGTGAGCTGTATTCCAACACCAAGTTTTAGCATTATATCACCTGCACCACCATTTATAAGATATTGTCTTAAAATCTCCGTATATTGATTTAAATGTGCGTCCGTTTGTGCAACACCATAAAACATCTGATCTGTTAGTCTATGATACTCAATATAGTTACATTTCATATTACCACACCTCTCTAAATCGCTGTTTCATTAATTTTCTTTAATCCAATTCTTTACATATTCAATAGCCTTATCTTTTTCAAAAGTTCCATGACTATGACCATCCGTATAACATCCTTCTTCAAAAATGCATTCGGCAACGATTGAATCAAGCTCATGTGCATTTTCTCTTGTAGTATTATATTTATTTAACATATCATCATAACTTTCGTAATAAGAAGATATCGCTGTTTCTATTTCATCATCGCTATAATCATTTAAATCAATCAAGCCTGAGCAAACGACATAATCATTTCCTGGATCATTTGGACATGTATCAATCCAAAGTGCTTGAATAAATTTATATCTTCTTTCTCCTAATGGTTTACACCACTGTAAATCGTCTGTCTTATACCATTCATTCGACATATAGCCATCCTCCAATCTTATCAGTAAATCATCGTTTCATTCTGGTATTAAACTTGTTATTTGTTCAAAACAAATTTCAAAAAATGTTTTTAATTCATCATTTGTAAATTTCTTTTCCATCCAATGTTTATTTCCATTGTTATCAATGTAGTAAAGTTCATAGTTTTCTTCGTCTTGACACATATGGAAACCATCAGAATCAAATACTACACATGCACCAAAACAATTCGACAAATTTTCTCCATCCAAATTTATTGCATTTTTAATATATTTTTTGGGTATGTTTTTCGCTACGCACCAAAAATCTTTACATGTAATCATAATTCTACCTCCATTTTTCAAAAGAAGCTCTTGTTTATCTTCTTTTTCTTCAACATCATAAGTACAATCAATTCCGTTGTTATCAAGCCCTGTACTAACTGCTCTTTCTACATCTTCTACTGATGAGTTATCATATATTTCAATAGTTACTGTAATTGTTTTCATATCTTATCACTCCTTTCTTATAATTTTATCTTTTCATAATTGGGAATCATCTGAATAAATTCATCTGCATTTGTAAACTGCTTATTAATTTCAACCCAATACTGTTCGTTATTTGTATCTGTACAACAAGCTTCTAATTTGAAATCTTGCTGTGTGTAAATAGTTAAACATAGTTCTACTTTCTGAACAGATACACCTTCTGGAACTTCTTCAACAGTTGCGTATTCTTCCAAAAAGCTATCAATTTCGCTTTCTTTTAAATCATAGTTGTAAAATGCCTGTAATGGCTTGTCTGTATTATCTAA